TTCTGCAAAATCTTCCATAGAAGTATAGGGACGATTCTGAATAATAGCTTGTGATATTTTAGTATTAATACCATTAATACCTTTTAAACCAAAAATAATTCTATTATTAACTTCATCTGGTTCAAAACCAAAACCTGCTTCATTGATTAATGGAATCTCAATATTTACTCCCTGTTTTTTAACTGACGCTATAGCAATACCCATCTTACCATAATTAGTGGCATCATTGGCATCAGTATCTAATGAACCAGAATCTACAATAAGATTAGCTGTTTGCCAATAAATAGGATTCCATTTATAATTAAGATTTAATTCCTGTAAAAGAATCATTGAGTAAGCAAGTGTATGGGACTTATTACTTTACCACACTTAGTTTCCCAAGCCCTATTAAGGTTGTGGTCTGGACTATACCATTAGCCAAAGCCAACATTATTCCAAATAAAATTTTGTTGGTTACTCTTATTATAGTCTCTGAACATCTCTCTCAAACAATTATATTTACGAGACATACCGTAGGGTCTGTCATAAACAATTGCCATTAATTTAAAAATATTAGTTTGTAAAGAAGTTTCAACTATCCAAATATTATTTGTATTACTTTGTTTTATATGAGTATCTTCTATAAAAAGACGCTTTTCTAATATTTCTTGTATCCATAAAATAAAATCATAAGACATTGAACAAATATAAAAACTCACACTTCCTTTAGTGGTTTTATGAATACATCCATCTCCATCAATAATTCCACGAATTAAAAAGGGGATATATTTAATTTCGTCCTCATAAAAATCAAATCCTTTAATAGTATATGATTTTCTAGCAGTAATATTATATCTTTTTAATTGCTCAATATATTGAGAACCACTAAATACAATTCTATATTCTGTTTTATGTCCTTCTGTTTCATACGAATAATATGAATTATTAGTTGCTTCAGAAATAAATCGAATACAGTCTTCATCTGTTAATTGCAAACCAAACTTATTATTATCAATAATATAACCATCCGTTAATAATAATCCAATAAAATATGCATTAAATGGATTATTAATTCTTGATAAGTCTAATGAATATGCTTTTCGATTTTCTTTAGCCTGTTCCAATATTTCTTTATAATTTGGATAATATTTCTTTACTTTATCTATTATAGACTTTTTACTTGCAAAACCATATTTAATCATTAATTGTTTAACAGCAACACCTTTTAAATATTCGTCTACAAGTTTTCTTTCGTCTTCATCACTTAATCTTTTACATCCCATTTTTCCTCCATTTCTATATAATTTATTTGAGAGATTTTGATGCGGATTGTCCAATCATTAGTGCTATTACCTTACCAAACACGTTACTGTTTGCCATTCAATTATTACTAATTAAACTTGGTTACTAATGCTCTAAGGAGTTTCCCGCAGTTTAAAGAGTTTTTTAATATACATTACTGTATAAGAGGGTCTAATTAAAGATTCAACCCGTAGCCCCTTTGAGTTTTAATTAATACATTCCAAACATAATTAATTAAATTCTTACTAAGCTTTTTTTCTACGGCATTATCAAAAAATTGTTTTTCCAATTCATCAAAAGCTTTAGGATTCTTTTTTGCAACAGCCTTACGTAAACTGTCTGCCCAAGAAAGACTAAATCCACCAATTGCAGGATGCATGGTAAGAAGAATTAGATATTCCTGCGCTTCACAAATACCATATGAAACACCTACTATTTCTTTAAGAATATTCTGTTCCTCCTCTGTTAATCCATAATCTTCCATTTCTTGATACCATTCATTAATATCTTCATGGAATCTAGCGAACTTATTTAATGGAGTTTCAGCCCCTTTTTCCTGTGCCATAAGACGAATTACTGAATTTAAAACAGCTAAATCGTCTACTGAATATGGTTTAATTAAAGCCAATGCTTGTTTTCCCGACTCTCGTTCAAACTGGAAGGCACTAATAACTTTATGCTCCCATAATAGTTTCCACATATCTTCTGCATATCTTTCAAGATTATATACACCAATATATTTCTCATATGTATCACGAAGACTACCTTGCCACTCAATTTTATTTTTATCTACTAATAATTCAAGACATTCTTGAATTTTAGACATAGCATCAGTAGCCAAGAGGTCAATCTTGATAAGACTCATTGCTTCACATTCGTGGAGGTCATATTGTGAAATAATATCTCCAGATTTTGTTCTCATCAAAGCACAAGTATCCGTCAAAGGTTTGTCACAAATAATAACTCCACCTGCATGAGAACCAATGCCCGAACAAAGACCCTCCAGTTTTTGAGCAGTTTCCCATAAGTCTGGATGATTATTCATCTCATTAACAAATTCTTGAACAGGTTTATTATCCTCATCTCCATAATACATTGTTTTTAATGAACGAGGATTACCTCTATCAAATATTACCAATGAAGCGATATAAGATGTTAAATCATTATCAAGTCCTATACCACGACCTGCTGTTAATATAGCACTTCTACTTTTTTCAGTAGAATAAGTAAGGACTTTACAAACCTTATCAGCACCATAAATTTCTTTAAATCTATTTATAATCTTATCTCTAAAAATGGGATTAATATCTGTATCAATATCAAGAACACTTGCTCGTTCTGGATTTAAGAATCTCCAAGGGAATGTAGCTGTGTCTTCTCTTAAAGGATTAATCTGTGTAATCCCCATTTGGTTAGCAATACAAAAGCCAATAACAGAACCACGACCTACAGCTACAACACTACCACAATCCCAAATAACATTAATATAATCTGTCATCTGGTCAAGATATGCCGACCATCTTACTTTATTTTTTTCAGAAGATTGCTTTATATAAGACAAACATTGATTAGTAGCATTGTATCCTCTTTCAGTCTGATACACTTCGTCTTTTTCAATACCTTTAAGCATTTCACGAACCATGTGTCTATCAGATTCATATTCAGATTCAGCAAATTCTCGTAACAGAGGAATATGTTTACTATATTTATCTACTAACTCTTTATTAGGCTCAGTTCTGTCAAGTGGAAGAAAAGGGATTTCCAAATCTTTTTTCATAGAATAATATTCAAGTCTGTCATAAATAAGCATTGTATTATCAATACCCTTTTGGACAGCATCATATCCTAAATATTCATCCATATAAGAATGAATTTCTTCTTCTGACATTACATAAGTTGTTTGATAAAAATAGTCTACTTCTCTATCATCTTCTTTATTAGCTGTAATATAAGCTTTATGAATTGCTCTATCTTCTTTTCTAAGATAGTGAGCATCAGTTGTAATAATATAAGGAAGATTATATTCTTCTGCAAGTTTAATTAATTGTTTATTACAAAAAACCTGTTCTTCACTAGGATTGGGTTGAAGTTCAATAAAGAAATTACCCTCTCCGAATATATCAACCATAAAAGCAAGCCATTGACGAATACGTATAATTGATGCTTCTGAAGAGTTATCTTTATATTCAAGAAGCTGTCTATTGATACTAGACCCAAGACAGGCTGTTGACCCAATAATATGTCCTCTATATGTATCTAGCATTTCTGCCAAATCATTATAATAAGTAGGAACTCTATTCCATCTAGAAAAAAAACAATTCTCAGTCCATGCTTTTGTACTTAATTCACGCAACCCCTTATGACCAAAGGCATCAAGCGCAACTAGAATAAAATGGGGGAAGAAATTCTTCCCCACATTTTCTGCTGTAACAAAATCTGGACAGAGATAAATTTCATTGCCCAAACCAAGTTTAAAATCTTTCCAGTCATCTTCTTTCATTTTAGATTCATAATAATCTAATGCTTTAAAATGAGCAGATAAGGATTCATGGTCAGTGATACAAATACCTCTATGACCAATAGAATGGGCATATTCAATTAAGTTTGTAGGCTTATTGATAGAATCTCTAAATTCATGATTACTACCAATGTCAGTATGATTATGTATACCAATATAACTCATTTTTACCACCACATACTGGGAAGAAGAATAGCCCAAATTTCACCAATTTCAACAACAGGTTCATAAGCTTTTCTATCAGCTTCAACTATACTCATTCCCTGTTTTCTATATTCATCCATTTTATCATCAATAGCATCTTCTTTGAAGTAATACTCTAATCTTTCAAGCATTGCATTAATTAATTCAAGCTGAGTATATTCTTTCCCCTTAAAAGTAAATTTATGATAATTAAGGTCAACTATTTGTACACCAACTTCAACAAATTTCTTAACTCTTTCATAAAGCCACATATAAAACGTTTCGTCTAAATTCCATGTTTCTCTACTAGTAAATCCATAAGTCTCGTATTCTTTTTGAAAGAACTTTTGCGTATCAGTATGAAGTTTATTATTCTCTTCTTCATAAAGATAAGGGAAAAGTTGTTTATATTCTACTCCAATATCATCTAAATATTTATGTTTTACTCCCATCTTCCATCTCCATACATATAAAATTCATCAATTTTCTGTTTGTTAATAGTAGTATTCCTAAGAAGAATCTGTAAACCATTCTTCTGTTTTGAGAATTTATAGATAAGTTTTGCCATATTAAGACTTACAAAGATTCTATTATTCTTAACCTTTACAGCCTTACCTTTAGAATTTTTTCCAGTGGCACTAATCGTATAAATTCTATTTCCATGTTTAATTTTAGTAGAATATTGATAAATATTACCACCTTTGCAAATTTCTTTCTTAGTAGAAGAAATTACTTTATAAGTTCCATATATAATATTAGAACCGAATTCGACTTTCTTATTCCAATCTAAACTACAAAAACATTCTTCTTCCTTATCCCATTCAAACCATTCGCATCCCCAACCTTTTTCTACATAGAACGTATTGGTCTGATAATATGGAATATTATGGTCAACATAATGTCTGGTGTAATAATGGTAATTATATTCTGAAGCGTTAGTTGAAATAGTAGTGGTAATAGCAAAAATCATTACAAAAGCAATAGCAATAATAGTTTTAATCTTATTCATATTAATTCTCCTTATTAAATTATTTTATCTGTGCAATAACTTCTTTTACTTCTTTAAGAATTTCCTCTGTAGTCCACTTTTTACCTTCGTTTGCAAAACCATCACAATAGAACATATAGTCACAACAATGACCATAATCCCAACCAAGCCACTTACCTTTAATATGTTTTTGACTATTTGGAAGATGATTTTCAAACCACGTAACTCCACCATGACAGTTAACTAATTCTTCTACTTCGTCTATGTAGTTAAAACCACTTAAAGAATGTGTTTCTGGAATATGAATATAAGCACATGGATGAGTACCAAGACTAGTTATATAAAATTCAAACCCATCAATTACATCATGAGCAAGAATTTCTCTATTATGTTCATGTTTATAAATCATAGGTTTTAATTCAATCTTTACCATTATGTTTTCTCCTTTAAAAAAATATTCTTCTTTTTTCTGCCTTTGGTTTTTCTTTATCTTTTTTAAAATCTAAAATATTAAATTCTTTATTAACACTAAAGGACTTTTCAGTGGGTGTCCATAAACTAAAATAAACACATTCATTTTGATATTCTTTAGCATTAGGATTATTAGCACAATAATTACAATAGTAACAAAGAGGACATGGTTTAGGACTAAAAATTTTTGATTCATTACATTTATTAATAGCGTCTAAAATCTTTTCAATCTTTTTAATAAATCGTTTTTCCCAACCTGTAGACATAGCTTGTTGCTTTTGATTCAAAAGAATAAAATCATATTCATATTCAATAGGTAATTTACCAAACATATTTAAAATTGCACAAGCATAAATACCGAACTGCTGACTTGTTTTAACCTTTGAATCATCAAAAATTTTCTTACTTGTTTTATAATCTACAACTTTAAACTCACCATCCTTAATATCAACACGGTCAATAAAACCATGAATAATACATCTATCATTCCAGACAAATTCAAATGGAAGTTCAAAATAAACAGGTTTCCATTCATTGTCTGTCATTTCATTTTGAAGAACAGTTGATTTAAATATTTTTAGTTTTTCTTCATAAGTCATTCCAGAGGCATTATCTTTAGCATACCAGTTTTCAAAATAAGAACGTTTTAAAGCTTTAACACCTCTTAACTTCTCAGAAGTTTTTTCATCTTGTTCTTCATATCCGCTTTCAATAATATTATATAACTTATTAAAGTCAATGTCAACCCCTAAATGTACCCAATGTCCTTTAATTTCTAAAATTTTATGGAGCAAAGAACCTAACTCTAAAGCTAATGTAGTATCTTCACTTCGTTTATCTTCATTATATTTTAAATTATAAGCATAAGGACAATTCACAAATTGCTCTAAACTACTATGCGAGAAAACAGGCAAGTCCTTATCCTTCTCTGGGTCTACAGCCCTTATATACGGTTTTAAAATTGCTTCATTCATAATTAACTCCTATATAGTTTTCTTCCATCATGATACCCTTCTTCATATCCGACTTCTCTACCTTTTTTAAATCCTAGTCCTGTAGAAATTCCTAATAAAATAGTAAAAACAATAATAATTGCAATATCACTCATTTTCTTCTCCTTCAAAATCAAAATTAAATGGGGAATTAACTAATTTATGTCCTTGTGCAACAATTTGACTAGCACTAGTATAATATCCATTTCGTGATAACCATTCTAATTCACCAGTTGAACTATAATAATTATATCCCAAATCTGCTTGTGTATTTCCTGTACAGTATCCTTGACGGTCAAAAATATGTAAACAATAACCTTGATTAGAATGAGAATCTATATAATCAGTATGTAATGTATATTGTATACCAACTTTTTTATAACATTTTAAATTATCCTCTAAAGCACTCATCTTTCAACCCTTTCACATCCTCCATTGTAATCTCAATTTTTTCTTCATATAACTCAAGAAAAATATCCTTCCCACAATCTAATGGGCTATCTTTAAATCCTAATCTATTCTTACTATCTGCAATTAAATATACTTGACAATATGGAACAAATGGTGCTAATTTTTTAATTTGTTTTTTCATCCAAATTTCTGCTTCATATGAATCAGCTTCTTCATAGTCTCTATCTGGAGCATATATAATTTCAGATACTTTTAATTCATTCAACAAAATCTTTTGTTGTGTAAAAGTAATTGCTGAACCACAAGTAGCCACAACATAAGAATTTTCACCAAAATAAGTATAAGCAAGTAAACATGATTTTTCAGCTTCAACTAGCATTATTTTCTTATTTTGTTTTATTCTATCTTGAGTTACCCATAATCCATATAATGTAGAACCAGTAGAATACTTTAATTTTTGTCCATTAATAACCATATTATCATATTTGGCTTTAGCTACATCTAAAGGATTAAGATTTCTACAACGTATTCCAATTAATTTTTCATTAGAATCCCTAACAGGAATTGTAATTTGATTAGTTAAACCATACCAACCAATTTCATATCGTGATAAAGCCTCTGTACTAATTCCTTCATTAATCCAATCTTGAAGCGGGTCTGGATTATACCAAAATAATTCCAAATAGTTTTCACTTATCTCTTTTAGATTAGGAATAGAATTAATTTTTTTATTTTTAAAACTTTTAATACGATTCATCCAAGCTAAATCTGTATTAATTGTTTTTGTCTCTGTTTCTTCTGGTGTAGATTCAATAATTTTATTTGTAGTTTTAGCTAAGAAATAAAGTGCTTTATACCAAGTTAAAGTTTTACCCTGTTGTCTGTGCGCTCTAATTATTAATTCAATTATACCATATGTATCACCACAAGTATAACAATGAAATCTGCCAGTTCCATCACCTTCAGTATTATGAGGATAATATATTAGTTTATTTGGTGAATCACCACCGTGACATAAGCAGGTATTAAAACACAGACTATCATGATTCCCTTTTGTATGTTCTCCATTACCTAATGCAGTACATACTTTAATAATGTCATCTTCGGTAAGAGAGTTAATTATAGCTTTATAATTTAAATACATAGTTATACTCCTTTACCAACCAAAATTACGTCTCTTAGGTTTATCCTCTTCAAATGGTACTTCATCTATTATTTCTTCTGTTTGAGTAATATTATTCTCTTCGGGATTATCTGACAGTTGTGATTCTACAACTTTAGCATCAACACTATGTTGTTTAACAATTTCTTCAATTGCTTTAATATCACTAAAGTCCATTGCAATAGTTTCACTTAAATCAAAATCTGTTACAAAATAGTCCTTAATTCTCATTGTACCTAAATCTACATGAGAAGCTACAACTACTCTAGTATATTCACCTCTACGACATTTATATACCCATTGGAGCATATTAATAACAGGTACACCAACCATATTCCTAGTTAGAATATCAAGTTTAGCCCGTTCTGCTCTATTTGGTTCTGAAATAATAAGACATACATCACATTTCTGGGGGATACTTTTAGAACCTTGAATTACAGAAGAATCTTTATACTTAGCCTCTTTTGCTTCATTTGAAAGCTGAGTGCCAGTTAAAATACAAATAGATAATCTTTCTGCTAATGCTTTTAATCTTGTTACAAATACAATAAGAATTTGATATTCTTGCATTCTAACAGATGTTTTATTTCGCATTTCTGTCATTAATCTTAAACTTGTCTGAAGATAATCAAAAATAAAAACTTCTATTTTATATTGTAATACATATTTTTTTGCAATATTCTCAATATCTGTAATATTGTAATCGTCACAATATACAAGATACAAAGGACATTCTTTAATATATTTAGCGGCCTGTCTTACTCTTTCAAGTTCTCCCTTTTGGTATTCACCTTTAATAATATGTGCTTCATTTACACCAGATACACAAGCTAAACAAATGGTCTGAAATTCACTTAAAGAACCTTCAGTACCAAGAAATAATGTTGGAGTACAACAACCAGTGTAAATAAATTCATTTTTATCTAAATCAAAAGTATAAGGACATGCAAATTTTAAAGCATCCATTAAGAAATTTCTTGTTTTACCTACACCAGTAGAAGCAGACCTAAGAATTAAACGACCTGCCATTGCTCCACGACTAATAGTATTTAATGCCTTTGACGCAAACGCATAACCAAAATCTGGAGATTCAAGAAGAGAATCAATTAATTCATCTAATCCATCACCTGCTTGGATATTTTGTGTTAATGTATTCGTACAATACATTGCTTTTGCATCAATAATTAATTTGTTTTCAATTTCTTCTACAATATCCTGTTCGGTATAATTATCAAATTTTATATTTTCCGCATCCAGTTCTTTATCAACAGTTGTAGGGTCATATATAAATCTGGTATCTAATCCGTTTTTTTCATAAAAACGCAATAAAGCATACTTACGAAGTCTATGATAGTAATAATCATAATTTCCTAAGTCTGCTATTGTTTTAGCGTTATTAACATATTCTAATCCATTATTTTCTTGAAATATAGCATATTGTGTTTTATAATCTTTTAAATAGGAATCAATTGAAAATTCGTCAATTGTTTCACAACCATTCATATAAAGATTATAAATAGCAACATATAACAATTCATAGAAAGATTCTGTATTAAAATCTGTTCTATCTAATGGTCTGTCAATATCATCAATTAATGCTGTATTTAACATTAAACAGCCCAATGTATTAGAATATGCTCTCTTATCTGATAGGTTGTCATACATTCATTTTACTCCCCTATATCTTCAATACTTAATTGTTTAATGGGACGCTTTGGATGTTTAATATAAATTGTCGTTTCTTTATACATCCCATCAGTATTTAAATCTTTATTATTTGTTTCTATTCTATCTAATTCTTCATAGAATTTTTTAGTTTGACTATAATAATAAGGAATTAAACCAACAACACCTTTTTTAAAATCAAAATTATATTCAATAATTTCATTCATATAAACTAAAGTAAGGTACATCCACTTCCATGGAATACCGTACTTCTCATTTATATTAGTAGAAATCGCATAAATTTTTGGGTCAAATGGTTCATCTGACTCATTGTTCATTAGCTGTTTAATGTATTCATAATATGTTTTTTTATCATTATATTCTTCTTCCGAAAGACCGTCTTTTAATTCTGCTTGTGGTTTAGGTTTTCTACCTCTTTTATTAGTTGAAGTATTATTTAATTGTTTTTGCTTTTCTTTAGCTATATTTTTTACTTCGGATTGAAAACATTTAGAATGGACAAATCTATTATTTTTATAAAGAATTCCTTCTTCTCCAATAATAGATTCGCCACATATCATACATTTCTTGGGTCTACCTGCACTCATTTACATTTCCTCTTCAATAGTAAAAATACGATTGCGTTCATCTGGAATAGTGTGAAAAACAATATCTGTAGAACATGAAGTATATTTATCTTTTTGTCGGGTAAATATCCCATCTTTTTCAACAGG